AATTGAGCATGACGCACTGGACGCAACTACAGGACAGACAGCGGCACCCAAGCACAGGCCTACAGAGGGCGTGTTGATCGACCCCAAGCGGGAAAGCTTGTTGCGTGACGTTGCTATATCAGTGAAGGACCACATGGACCAAGACGATGTCATGGGTGCCTATGAAGAAGTTTCAGAGATAACCGACTCTGAAGAGAAGACATTCCTTTGGGGATTGTTGGATAGTAAATCTCGGTCTGCAATTAAAAAACAAGCTGAACTTGCGAAAGGAAAATAAGTGGCTGATTTTGACAAAACGAACAGGGGATCTCTTTCTAAAAACAAGAAGAAAGAGAACGAAACCCACAGTGACTACAACGGGTCTATCAACGTAGATGGCGTTGAATTCTGGTTAAACGCTTGGATCAAAGATGGCAAGGACGGGAAGTGGATGTCTTTGCAAATCAAAAAGAAAGGCGAAACCTTTAGACAGTCTGACCAACCAACCCGCAAAAGCGCCCCAATCGCTGATGATGATGTCCCTTTTTAAATAGGAAATGAAATGTATAAACTTGAAATGCAAATTATTGGCGGTGGCTTGATCACCATTGAAACTTTTGACTTTGACCAAATCCGCAAGATCCAAGCGATTGTGCAGGCGGTTGAAGAGTCGGAATGGGATCTAGGCACCAAGGCCGAAACCCCAAGTGCGCCCACAAAGCGCCGGGGCCGTCCCCCTGGAGCAAAGAACAAGTAATCAACCGGGGGAAAGCAATGCAAGTACCCCAACTAAAGGAAAAACTATGAACTGGTTTAAGAAACTGTTTGGCACAAACCCCAAGCAAATGGCACGTACAGAGGACCCAGACACCAGCAAGGAGGCCGCTGAAACAGTGCAGTCTTCCCACCTTGAACAACTGGTCTATGAGGTCATCAAAGAATTCCCCAATGGTTGTACAGCAGAAGAAGTAGAACGGGCGCTGTATCAGTACAGGTCCCACAGCATTACCCCCAGGTTCGCACCGCTAATCAGAAAAGGCCTGATTGTCGACACTGGGTTTAGAAAGAAGAGCGGGTCAGGGCGTAGTCAAAGAGTAGTGAGGGCCGTATGATGGAAGTTATTGGCTGGTTCCTAGTGCTACTACTTGGATTCGTAGTAGCCGGGATAGTCTCAATCTCAATACTTTTCTTCACAGACATATGAACACATGGCAATATGCACTCATTGAACGCACACCAGAGGGTGAAATTGTTCAGCAGATAGATGTGACTGAAGAAGTCATACATCTATACAAGCAAATAGAACTCTTTCAGGCATGTAGTGATGCCCACATAAAGAGGATCTTAGGCGACCCTATACACTGAGGAAAAGGGCCCTTTCATCGATACGGCGGTTTTGCAGGCCTTTGAGTATCTTCCCCCCTGCCATGCAGTACTTCAAGAGTTCTTCGCCAGCACCCGCCTTATCTCCACGAATAACCTTTTGACGGAAGGTTGATCTTTGTAGTGTCCCAAGACCAACATTGAAGCTAAAGCTGACGCAAGCATCATATTCACCTTGGGTAAGTATGACTGGAAGAAACTGGACCACTCCACGTTCAAACCTTGCAAGATCGGCTCTAAGAATTCCATCTACTTCGTCCTTTGTAAACGTGCGGTTATCTTCTGGTTTAAGCGGGTAAGACCCTCTTTGATCCATTGGTAACTTGCCTTGATCTGGGTAAAGAACATGTCCGACTCCTATTGTCCAAAGTTGTGCTGGGCAACGATATGGTTTGAACCGCACCCCCTCATGGTGCTTGATCATCTCAACAGCTTTAGGGCTGACGTTCATTTCTTAAACGCCTGACCACCAAACCAAAAGCTTACGATACAAGCCCAAATAATCTGGGTTTCATCGTCCCACAGTTGGTTGAGTGCTACATCAAAAGCAACGTCTGTGTGCCATGCGTAATAGAAACCAAAAATCTCAACAAACATAAACATAATGAACATGCCGTAGGTAATGACGCTACGGGTAGCGGCTCTCATGTTGATCACCCAGGTACTGGCACCCTCACCAAGGGCTATATCGTGGGCATAGAGGGCTTGGCGCTCTTGCATAGCTGTCTGGGCATTGGTGACCTCTGCATTTATCTGGATTTGCTCAGTCTGTATATGCTCAATACGTTCCTGCGCTTCAAGTCCAGCTTTCTTCAGGGTCAACTCACGCTCTGTTTGCATTGCCGCAAGGGCTAACTCATGCTTTTTGTCAGCACGATCTTGAAAAAATTCAAGGATTTTTGGGAGGCCCCCCATTAGGAAGCTGACCAGGGATGAAAACAGGGTTATCATTTTTTTGCCTTTCAAGTTGTTTACGGTCGTACTCTAACTGTTGTCGCAAACGCTCCATCCGTTCAATTTGAACTTTGTTTTCTTTTTGTGCGGCAAGGGTGTCGTAATAGATACTGCCAATCAATGGGAGCATCAAAACAAACACCAGGACCATACAAACGAGCGCAATTAAAAACCCCATCTTACTTTTCGATCCATCACTAGAAGACTGAAGAACAGGGCGAGGTAAAGGAGGAACACTATACATACTGCGGCGTAAATCGCTTTGTCCTGTATTGCGCTGATTACCCTTCTTCGTTGCCATGCCGCTTCTCTTTGCCTTTGTTCCTGCGCCAACCTTGCTTCTTCTTGCTCTTCAATGATCTGAACTCTCATTGCGTTAACCCGTGTGTACAAGTTACCCAGCTCGGGAGGACTTTGATACACCATGATCTCTCGGATCTCTTTGGCTAACTTCTCAAATTGTGTTTTTGCAAGCTCTCTGTTTAACGCCGACTCCATGATGTTTTGGTTTGGGTCATAAACAGTTTTAGACTTCTCTTCTTCCTCTCGGATGTGGTCAGCAAGCTGTTGTTGGACTTTGAAGAACTGAGACAGGTTTGCCGCCAGATCAGCCACTACTGCATTCTCATCCCAAACCTGGGGTTCAGCCTTTTTAGGCTTGGGTGCAACAGCGGCAGTTGGCTTGGGTTTCTTTTTGAAGAATCCAAAAAAACCTCCGACTTCTTCTGCAATCGCCTGGACTTCTTTTGCCGCCTTTTGAGCAGAAGCAACAGTCCCCTTTACCTCTTTGTATAACTCACACCCTTTGCGGATAGCGGCAACACAGCCGTTTGCCATCGCCAGTAGAGTGAGAGGGTCCACATCAGGGCTTGTCTTGTTTGTTGTCTAGCTTGTTAAAGATCTGTTTAAGGATGTCTTTGATCTCTGCAATGTCAGTACGATAGTCATCTTTTGTGACATATGCGTGAGGCATGTCATTAATCTTGTCTTCAAGCTTGGTAATCTGTCTAGTCAATGTGTTGATCACATAGACAGCAAGAAACCCCGCAATGCTGACAATGGCATTGAATAGTTGTTGGACTTCCATGATTACCTCGGGGGAACTGAGCGATAAGGACTGCCAAGCTTTTGAGCCTCTTTATAGGCCTCTAATTGCTTCTTAGTCAGTGTACCTGGGGCAAGCTCAGATGGGGTCATACCTAGGGGCAATAACGCCTCTGCAACATTACCCACAGCCTCTCTAGCATTGGCGGCTTGACCAGCAGTCATAAGAAGGCCAGCGGCACCGCCAACCTTCATTGCTTTGCCAAGCACAGGATAGTCTTTAGGCGGTGGAACACCCATAGCCTTGCGCTCTTCCCGATTCAAGGTCTGAACAGGGATGTTTTCTTTTAGCCATGTGTCATACTTTTTGATGTCAGCATAAGCTTTGTCCATAGCGGCTTGACCACCACCATAAGGTTTGCCCTGGTTAAATTCATCCTTCATAAACCTACGGATGTCAGGACCAAATTGCTTTTCAAGGTAGTTGTCAGCACCACCAAAGCCTTCTTTGAAGACCTTGCCTTCCATCTCAGCGGCAACAGCTTGCTTAGTTGGGCGACCACCAATCTTCTTGGTTTCGGCAATAGGTTTGGGCGGCTCTTCAATAGGTGCCACACCTGCGGCAGGGGTTGCTCCAATATTCATGTACCGATTAAATTCCTCTGCAACAGGAGCAGTCTGTACAGCAGGCGTTGCTACAGAGGCCGCAAAATCTTTGTTAAGAGGCTGTCCCATCAGATTGAACAGAGGAGGTGCTACAGGCGCAGGCTGGCCCATCATGGGAGGCTGTGTCTTAGCGGCTTGCTGTGCTTGAGATATCTCAAACAACCTTTGTTCAATTGGATCTTTTGTTATTTGTACAACAGAAGGTGCAGGCTTGTTAAAGTCAGGTTCAATCCTGCCAGTAGGCGGTCTTTGATTGACATCCATTAAAGGATCGATCCTTGGTGTTTCAACCTTAGACTCTGCCATCTTATCTTTTAAAGATTTGAATGCATAACCACCTGCCGCACCTGCCGCACCTGCCGCACCTAGACCAGTCATCCAAGCTTCTGGAGTAGCCTTTTGTAGAAAATCAATTACTGGGTTTTCAGCGGTTTTTTCTTCAGACTTTTCAAAGTGCAATTTGACAGCTTTATCTCCAAATCGCTTACCAATAAATTCTTTTAATTCATCTTCACTACGACCAAGTTGTTTTTGTTCTGCAATAAAAGAATCTAGGTTGTACTCAATAGAATCGTTTGCCATGTTGATTCCTTATTATTCCGATGGTTTTTTGCGCTTGTACTTACTCAAAGCTTCTTCACTCAAAGGAGGCAACTTTGCTGGAGGAGGTGTAGAACCAACAGGACCTTTTGCGGGTGCCGATGCTGGAGGAGCCATTGGCTTGTTTTCTTCCCGTACTTTTTCGGCTGTCTTAGGTTCATTAGGCATAGTTGCAGGACCACGCCTCAAAACATCTTTGGTTTTGTCGCTGTATGCTTTTTGAAGCCTCAGATATTCTGGAGTTTTTACAAAGTTTGCTTCCAACTCATTAGGACCAGGAGAATCATCAACGCTATAGTTTTTGATCATCTGTTTTCTGTATTGAACATACAACTCAGATGCCAGAGCATTGAATTCACCCTGAATTGATTGAATCTCTCCACGGGAAAATTGATCTTTTACAGTAAACGCAGATGGGTTAACCAAGAAGCTTGGCTTGCCCCCATGTTCAGCAATAAGATCACTGTTAAGTTTTTCTAAATTGTAAGTAATGTCAATTGCTCGATCAACCCTTAACTTTTGCTCTGGAGAAAGTCGCTTGTACAACTCAGACTTTGCAAAATCTTCTTGCGTTTGTGTGTGCTGTTGATCAACTTCAGTTCTGCTGTTTTTGCCAACTTGTTTTTGATCAAGATCAGTCAAGCTTTTAGATTTGTTGTTGTCATCAACAAATTTAACTCCACCAGCAAATCTCCAGTTACCTGGACCAAGTGCGCCTTGCAAATCTTTAGAAACACTATCGCCAATTTTAAGTGCGCCAGTGTCAGTCAAAGACTTTAAAGTATCAAGGCTTGTGCTGTTGGCTTGTGATTTGCCATAAGTGTTTGTTGAAAATTCAAATACCTTATTTCTGATTTCATCAGGAATGTCTTTCATTTGCCCAAACAGTTCTTGGCGCTCTTTTTCTAAACGCACACGTTCAGGAGCAGATGCCGCCCAAGCATTGGTAGTAGCTTCGTTCTTTTTATACGCGGCAATGTTATTGGCTTGGTTCTCTTTTTTGGTTATGAAACCAATTGTCTTTTCACGCTCAGTCTGACCACCTCCACGGATTGCATATTCTTCTTTAGTAACTTCTCTGCCAGTACCAAGTTCAACAACCTTAGATTGTTCTCCAAGTTCATTGACGTACTCTTCCAAAGGCCGACCCTGATTGTCATAAGTAATTACTTTTTTGATTTGACCGCCAGTGACCATTCTTCGTGCGCCATCTTTGTCGCCCATAACGGCTAACATAAGTGCGTCACCCCATTGCGGGTTATCTTTTACTGTCTTCCAAGTATTGGTTACAGCAAGACGGCCTTCAGGCGTAGCAATACCACCAGCTTTTTCGATTGGAGAAATGAAGTTATCAAACTCTTTGCTGGTCTTGTAGATCAAATCTGCCGCTCTTAAAGCCGCAGTAGAAGAAGGAGTCCCCCAAGTATTCTTGGCAACTTCAACCAAAGCAATTGGATCTCTGGCATCTATTCCATCTTTGTAATCCTTGTCGGGATTAGGTGGTTTGACAACAGGTTCAGCAATCGCAACAGGATCTGGCAACACAATGCCAGGACCCAGTGGCAATGGAGTCTTGCCTTGCTCTAATGGGAGAGGAGGTGGTATAGCCGCCATGATGTTTCCTAGTTTTAAGCAAAGAGCGACAAAAGAGATTTAACGGCATTACCAGAATTACCGCCTTGTGGAATTTCTGGATATCCCGGTAATGGAGGTGCTACAGGTCCTTGAGCCATTTGAATTGGCATTTGATCCATTCCAGGATTTCTGGTTTGCAGTTGATCAGGCGTGGGTTCATATAAAGATGTTTTGATACCCCAAAGATTATCATTTGTTTTGTCTACATCTTGAATCGTAGGGGCAGGAGGAGGCCCCGCAGGCTGTGGCGTTGGAGTCCCAACAGATTGTGCTGTAGGTGGAACAGCAAATTGACCAAAGTTTGGCTGATTGATGTAGGCAGGATTTATGCCCTGCCCACCCATTTTTGGCATTCCATAATCTGCGTTTACATAATAGTCAGGTTTGACTGCGCCAGTTGGGGAAGTCTCTTGATCCTTTTTCCCAAAAGTTTTGTTTGCCCAATCTTTTATTCCACTTTTTTCAAGGGCTTTGCCAAGCGCCCAGCTTTTAGCGCCTTGAAGAATGTCCCCCAATGCGCTATTAGATGAACTAATACTGTTCCAGTCTTGGAACTGCATTCCTGGAATAAATTTATCAGCCATATCAATTCCTTAGAACTTGAAGCCCTTGCTAGACGCACCGCCAGAACTTGTACCGCCCTGTGTGCCAGCAAAGTTAGGTGTTGTAGATTGTTGAGGCGTACCAAAGATCACGGATGCATATTTGGAATACACATCTTGAGGTGTTCCAGCAAACCCAATCCTTGATGCGGCAGACTGTTGTGCGCCAGTAAGGTTCTGACCACCAAAACTAGCCAATTCTTTAGCGGCGGCGGCTTTGTTTGCCTGCACACCAGCACGGGTAGTAGCGGCAACATTACCCTGGCGTTGCTCTTGCAAACTAGCAAGGTTCTTGTTGGCTAAAACGCTCCTCATAGAACCTAAACCGCCAGCACCACCGTACCCAGCAACTTGTTGGTTTACCAGTTCACGCCCAGATTCAATGCCAGACAACAACGCAGAGTTAACTTGTTGTTGCTCATACTGGGGGTCAAACAAGGATTGAAGGCCTCTAATGCCGCTTGTAAGGGCACCAGCACCAGTACGTTCTTGCAAAGCACCTGATCGACCAGCAACATCCATTGCAGTCCTGGCGGCAGTGGTAGCGGCAGGAGCAGTTTGACCATACACATTTTTTGCACCACCAATAGTTTCTTGGTAAGCAGGGAAAGCCGTGCCTGTCAAAAAACCTGTTTGAGCTTTAAGTAATTCTTTCTGTTCAGGTGTCATCTGAACAGTTGTAGTAGTATTTTGACTACCTGATGATTTGCCGCCACCCATGATTAGCCGCCTTTCCCTTTGCCGCTACGTTTAGCGGGTTGTGTCAATTGCTGTGATGCATTATCCCACTGAGGAATAGTATTTGCATAGTTATTTGGCTGGCCCATCCTGGGTTGCCCAGATGTGGCTGAATTGGTAGATGTGCCTTTACCACCCATAGTGCCATCAGGAGGTGAATATTGGGCATTGGTTTGACGGAATGGTGAGGAAGCATACATCTCAGGGGTATTTACACCACCTGCAAAACCACCGTCCATTTGTATATCAGCCCGTCCCATACTGTCTGTTTTATATGCTGGGGTTTGTGGAGCAAAGGTTTGATTTGCGGCATTATTAGACCCACCTTTGCCTGCAAAAGCTTGTGCAACATTCCTAGTCATATTGCCCATCACATCAGTGGGCGGTGGCGGCGGCGTGTTGTTTAAATCTTTTTGAACTGATGCTGAAAATCCACCCATGATGTTTCCTTAAATTTGTGCTTGATATGCAAAAAAATTGCAATCTAACCTA